AGCAGCGCCTGGATCTTTCTCTGGGGGGGCCTTCCCCGGGCAATCGCCGCACCTCCCAAGAAATACATACAAAGCTCCGAGATGACCTAAGCTGGACATTCTTCACGACGAATTGTCCGGAATGGCTTGAGGACATTCTTACGATTCCCGACAATGCGAACCCTCCCTTGGCGGTGACCCCGGTCCACCCGGACGCGGTCGGGACGTACGGGCCGGAGGCGTGCGAGTGGATCGAGCGGGAGCTGAAGGGTGAGCTGCCGAAGGGCCTGCGCTGGTGGCAGCGGTACGCGATCTACCGGCAGCTCGAGCATGACGCCGAGGGGCTCCTGCTGTGGAAGACGATCCTCGAAACGACCCCTCGACGCTCCGGCAAGAGCTCGCGTCTGCGCGCGATGGCGCTGTGGCGGATCGCCACCCCGGAGGTCTTCGGCTCCGAGGCCCAGATCGTCCTGCACACCGGCCGTGACGTGGCCGTGGTCCGTGAGATCCACCGCAAGGCCTGGCGGTGGGCCGCGGAGCGCGTCACGGCCGGCTGGAAGGTCTCCAAGGGCGTCGGCCAGGAGGAGGTCATCAACGGTGAGATTCACCGCTGGCTGGTCCGCTCGACCGCCGCGGTCTACGGGTATGACGTCACGCTCGGCTACGTGGATGAGGCCTGGGACGTCGCCCCGGAGGTGTTCACCGACGGCCTGGAGCCGTCCACCCTGGAGCGGATCTCGCCACAGTCCGTGCTGACCTCGACGGCTCACCGGCGCGCCACGTCGCTGATGCGAACGAAGATCTCGGCCGCCCTGGCCGGCGACGACGGCAAGACCCTGCTGCTGCTGTGGGGTGCCCCGGGCGGCTCCGACGAGTCCGACCCGCAGGTGTGGCGGGCGGCCTCACCGCACTGGACGCCCGATCGGGAGCAGATGCTCCAGGACAAGTACGCCGCGGCGCTGAAGGGCGAGGTCGACCTGGAGTTCGACGACCAGGACCCGATGGCCAGCTTCCGCTCGCAGTACCTGAACATGTGGCTGCTGCGCGACATCGAGCGGCCGCCACCCGGTACGCCGGTGGTCACCGAGGACGCCTGGGAGGCGATGGAGGTCCGCTCCGTGCCGCCCGGGCCTCCGGACGCCGTGGCCGTGGAGGGCTGGTTCTCCGACGGCGTCTCCGTGCTGGCCGCGTGGAACCGCGGCGGGCTGGTCACGGTCACCTCGACCAGCCACGCCACGGCGGCCCTGGCGGCCGAGATGGCGGCCGCCTACGGTGCGGGCGCCCCGGTGAAGGTCGGCAAGTCCCTGCTGGCCGTCGAGCCCGCCCTGGCCGCGCTGTGGCACGAGCCCGCCCAGGGCACCACCCAGGCAGCGGTGAAGGAGCTGGGCCGGCTGGTCTCCGAGGGGGCGCTGCGCCACGCCGACGCCGAGGAGCTGACCACCCAGGTGATGGCCCTTCGGACCCAGCCGGCACCGGACGGGCCGCGGCTGGTCAGCAAGCGCCGCGCCGACGCGGTCAAGGCCCTCGCCTGGGTCGCCGCCTCGGCCAAGGTCGTGCCCGAGGTGCCGGCGGTGTTCTGACACCCCGGCCACGCTGCGCAGTTGTGTCGGTGACTCGCGGTAGCGTGGCGGTGGCCGAGCGTCCGGTCTCCCATTTGCCATTCCACGGGAGGTCCCCCGATGGCGCCGCGCCGGTCGCTCACTGAGTTGCTCTTCGGACGCCCCCCACAGCCTGAGCGGCCCGAGCAGCGCGCCGCCTGGGACCGCTTCACCGGCGACATGAGCGTTCAGGGCGCCGAGGGCATCCACTACATCGGCTACGACACGTGGCCGGCCGTCCTGAACGGTCCCGGGCAGAGCTCCCCGGAACGGCTGCCCGTCACCACGAGGGCCACGAACCTGATCGTCGGCCCGCTGACCGCGGCCCCGTACAAGCTCCAGGACGCGCTGACCGGTGAGCTGTTCCCGACTCCCCGCTGGCTGGCCGACCCGATGCTGCTGCGCCCCGACGCACGGCTCGTGGACGGCATGGCCGCGTTCCCGCACACGAAGCGCCTGACCCGCTCCGGCTTCTTCCGCGAGGTGATCCGCAGTTGCGTCTGGTACGGCACCGGCTCGTTCGTCTACAACCCCTCCAGCACCGGGGAGCCGATCGCCGGGACCATGCGCCAGGTCCACCCCGGTGCCCTGTCGATCAGTGCCGCCGGCAACTGGCTGCTCGGCGTCGGCAACGAGGCCGTCGAGTTCAACCGGGAGGGCGCGGCCTTCATCGGCCCCGCCGAGCTGGAGTACCGCATCTGCGTGCTGCGTAACCCGCTGTCACCGGTCCTGGAGGACGGCACGGTGCTCGGGGTGTTCGGGCTGTCCCCGTCCGCGTTCGAGATGGCGTCCTCGATCGACTCCTACACCCAGGGAACGTTCCGCTCCGGCGTGCCGGCCGGGTACCTGCGGGCGAACACCCCGGGCCTGACCCAGCCCCAGGCCGACGAGCTGAAGTCGAAGTGGCTGGCCGCGCACGGCGGGGACCGGCGCTCGATCGCGGTGCTGAACGCGACGACCGAGTTCCACCCGATCTCCTTCTCACCGGTCGACGCCGAAGCGGTCGCGATCAAGCGGATGGGCATCGGGGACGTGGCGATGGCGTTCGGCCTGCCACCCGAGGTGCTCGGCGTGTCGCTGTCGAACAGCGCGACGTACGTCAACATCGCCGACTCCTGGGACCGCCTGCGCGCCTTCGGCCTCAGCTCGTGGATCAGCGAGCTCGAGGACGCGCTGTCCGCCCTGGCCCCGCTCTCGCAGGTCGTCCAGGTCGACATCTCCGCGTTCCAGAAGGACCCGATCGCGCCCGTCGTCCAGCAGGTTCAGCCCCCCCTCCAGGCAGTCCCCGAGCAGCAAGGAGCAGCGTGATGCCCAAGGTCCGCCGCCGGTTCAAGGGCTCGACGCCCCCGGCTGAAGAGAAGAAGCGGTTCACCTACGACGACGGCGCGACCGATCCCGCGGCGGCCGAGGCCGAGGCCAAGGCCAAGGGCCAGGCCGAGAAGCCGGCGCGGAAGGCGGCGACGAAGAAGTGAGCGCCCAGACGATCGAGCTGCCGAAGCGGTTCGAGGTCGTGCAGTGGCGCTCGGCGGAGGTCATCGACGTCGCCGACGACGCCGGTGAGGTCCGCCTGCGGATGGTGCCCTACAACCGTGAGGCCCGGCTCGGCCTGGACCTGTGGGAGCAGTTCGAGCCGCGCGCCTTCGAGGCGGCCGCCCGCGCGCCGTCGCGGTGCAAGCTGTGGAACGAGCACAACGGCCCGCTCGTGGGTTGCGCGACCACCGTGGAGGACCTCCCGGACGGCGCGTACGCGACGATGCGGTTCTCGACCTCCCGCAACTCGCAGGAGGCCCGGACGCTGGTCGTGGAGAAGATCATCACGGAGTGCAGCATCGAGTTCCGGGCGATGCGTGAGCACATGAAGGTCCGGCGCGCGCCGGACGGCCTGCACGTCTCGCACGCCCGAGGGCACCTGCTCGGCGCGGCCTTGTCCAGTCATGGGGTCTACGGCGAGGTCGGCAGCCTGGTGCTCTCGGTCCGCGACGAGGGCGCCGACAAGAGCCACGACGAGCGGCTGGCGCGTCTGCGGTCCCTGGCGCACTGACGAGCGATACGTTGGCCATGCGGTTATCGGTCTTGCCCCCCGTCGTGGGAACCCCGGTTATCCCGGTTCGCCCGGTCCCCCGGCCCCTCACAAGGACGGCTTGCTGACCTCCCCCGCTCGGATGCAACAACCCACCCGAGCGCCCCAGGAGGACGCCATGAGCAAGCTCAAGAACCCGATCCTCGACCAGCTCGACCAGCTCCGCTCCGCCCGTGACACCGCCCGCGACGCCGCGATCGCGATGGCCGCGGACGAGAACTTCGACGCCGAGGACCAGTCCTTCAAGGACCTGGAGGCCCGCGCCGTCGGCCTCGACACCCAGATCACCCGCCTCGCCGGTCTCCTGGAGGCCCAGAAGTCGGCCGACGCCCTCGACGGCCGCCTCGCCCGCTCCCCGCAGGTGCCGGAGCAGCGCAGCGAGCAGACCCCGCTGACCTGGGGCGAGCAGTTCGTCAACAGCGACGTGTTCCGCGAGTACCAGGACCGCAGCTTGCGCGGCACGAGCTCCAAGTTCGACATCGAGCGGCGCGCCCTTCCGCACAGCCTGGCGAGCATGGACGCCGCGCTGCCGGCGAACCCGATCGTGAACCTGACCCCGACGCCTCTGCCGCCGCTCCTGATCCCGCTGACCAGCACCATCCCGGTCAGTACGAACTCGATCGACTACATCACGTGGGCGAAGAAGGCCGGCGGCGCAGCGGTCGTCTCCGAGGGGCTCGGCAAGCCGACCGTCGAGTGGGAGCCCACCGTGGTCCCGGCCTCGCTGGAGAACATCGCCGGGCGGACCAGCTTCACCCGTCAGCTCGCCGAAGACGGCCCGGCGGTCGTCTCGTACATCAACGGCGAGCTTCAGCGGGACGTGACCGTGAAGGCCGAGGTGAACGCCAAGGCCGTCCTCGCCGCCGCCACGCTGCCGACGAAGACCGGCCCGGCGGGCAAGGGCATCGCCGGCGCGATCCGCGCCGGGAAGGCCGTCGTGGAGGCCGCGGGCTACGCGCCCAACGCCTTCCTGATCCACAGCGACGACCTGGTGGACCTCGACCTCGCCGCCTTCGGCCAGTACCGGGGAGACCCGTACTTCGGCATGACGCCCGTGGTCGACCCCGGAGCGACCAAGGGCACCGTGATCGTCGGCGACTTCAAGGCCGGGGTGGCTCACTACTTCCGGTCCAGCGTGAAGCTGTACATGACGGACAGTCACGACGGCAACTTCGCGCTGAACATCATCGACGCCCTGGCCGAGCAGCGGTCCAAGACCGTCGTGACCCGGCCCGCGGCGCTGTGCAAGGCGACTGCTGGCGCGTGATCTGATGCCCGTCCCCCTCGCTCCCACGCTGGACGAGCTGAAGTCCTGGCTCGGCCTGGAGCCCGGCGACACGAATGACGACGTCGTGCTCCAGGAGTCCCTCGACGCGGCGCTGGTCGCGCAGGAGAAGGTCGTGGACTACCCGGACGACGGGTCGGGCGGCAAGGCGTACACGTCGGACCTGCGCGAGGCGCTGTTCCTGCGGGCGCAGCGCCTCGCGGCCCGCCGCAACTCCCCCGAGGGCGTGGTCGGGCTGGCCGGCGCCGGAGGCGACTTCGTCTCCGCCACGCTGCCCGGCTCCGACGCCGACGTCTCCCGCCTCGAGGGACCGAGCCTGAAGATCGTGGTGGCCTGATGGCCGGCACCACGCAGCAGACCACGGACGTCGCGACGGTCCTGCACGACCTCATCAAGACCGTTCCCAACGTTCGGGTCTACGCCTACCTGGCCGACATCGTCCGCCCGCCGGCGGCGGTGATCGGGCAGCCGGTCATCGACTTCGCCGATCAGTCGTCGGGCTTCTGCCGGGCGACGTGGACGTTCTCCGTCACGCTCGTGACGACCCGCGCCAACGAGCGTGCAGCCCAGGCCGAGATGTCGAAGCTCCTGCTCGACGTCGTCACCGCTCTCGGAGGGGATGCACCCGAGGTCCTGTCCATCGAGCCCCTGCAAGCCCGTCCCCTGTCCGGGGTGGCGGTGAACGGGCAGGAGCTGCCCGCGTACGAACTCTCAGTCCGCATCAGGGCCTGAAGGAGGACCCCGAAATGGCAATCAACACCATCAAGACGCTGGTCTTGACTCTCGGCGCGCAGAGCGTGGAATGCCAGCTCACCAGGGCGGCGCTCATCGACTCCCCGACCACGGAGGAGCTGACCACCTTCTGCGGTGTCGAGACGTCGTCCATCCCGAACTACCAGCTCGAGCTGGCGGGCTTCCAGGACTACGGCGTCGCCCAGTCGGTGTTCGACCTGATCCACACCGCCTACGTCACGAACCCGGTCGCGTCGCTGGCCTTCAAGATCTCGGTCGGCGGCAAGAGCCGCTCCGGCAACGCGAAGCCGATCAACGACGTGCCGTTCGGCGGCGACGCCGGCGCGGCCCTGACCGGCGACATCACCCTCGACGTGATCGGGGCCGTGGTCGACGGCGTCGCCACCGTCACCGGGACCGCCGGAACCCCCGGCTCGTGGACCGGCACCCCGGTCCCGGCCACCTCGGCCGCCGCCACGTCGGCCGGCGTGACCGCCAGCCCGGCCACGGCGTGGACCACCGGCCAGTACATCCAGGGCTCCACCGCCGGCTCCACCGGGGAGATGTACTGGAGCGGCACCGCCTGGACCGCCGGCCGCAAGCCGTAGAGGGCGCGAGATGTCCCTGAGGCAGAAGGTCAAGCTCGAGCTGGACGACGGCACCGAGGTGTTCGCGGAGTACTCCGCGATCGACCTGCGGATGTGGGAGAAGGAGCACCGCAAGTCGTCCCTGAACGAGCCGATGAGCGTCTCCATGCTCACCTGGCTGGGGTGGCACGCGGCGAAGCGGCAGGGCTCGATCAACGGCGCGTACGACACGTACGAGAAGTTCGACGCCGCCTGCACCTCGGTCGAGGGGGCCGAGGACGAAGAGGAGGTCCCTACGAGGGCCGTCAAGCGGACGGCTACCCCGAAGGCTCGTGGTCGCGCCTCCTCTGCGCCGTAGCGATCCGCACCGGCATCCCGGTGTCGGTGCTCGACCAGGAGGACGACGACGTCCTGCTCACC